ACGCAAAAGCCGACTGAAGGAACGGATGTAAAAAGTCCAACTACTTTAGGAGAAACCAAATGGCACAAGTCACATACCGTGGTGTTGCTTATGACACCAATGACAAGAAAAAATCTGTTAAGTCAACATCACAACTAACTTACAGAGGAGTAAAGCACACAAACGAAGCAGTTAGTGCTTAATATTAAGGGGGGTTGCTAACCCCCTTTTTTTATGCTATAATTATTGGAAATCATAGTTATATGGACAGAGAACAACTTAAATTGAGACTCAGGCAATTAGAATTGGCAGTCGATGCACTTAAAGCAGAGATATATTCTGATGTTGATGCTTATAAGAACTCACCTGCCTTTAAGAGTATTACTGATTATGATGAACTTCATGATGATGACGATGGCTACCCAGATTAGTAGAGCAAAAAGATTAGTTAAATTGTTAGAAAGACTTTTAAGACAAAGAGATCTTTATGATGATGATAAGTTAAAACTAATCAAAGAGCAATTAAAGATTGCAAAAAATGAATTGGCAATCATTGAAGAACAAACATCAAAAGGATTTAAATGAAAGTAAGTTTTGTAAATATCACTGCTAATCCAGAGCAGACAATGGCATATATTGCCAGAGTATCAAATCCGAATAATCAAGATAATGAGAATTATGCAGGATTATTGAGATATTGTATTAAACATCAACATTGGTCTGTTTTTGAGCAATCATCAATGACATTGGAAATTGAAACTACCCGTGGTCTTGCAGCACAAATACTAAGACATCGTAGTTTTACATTTCAAGAGTTTTCTCAAAGATATGCTGATAGTAATTTATTAGGAGAAATTGAATTACCAGAATTAAGAAGACAAGATACGAAAAATCGTCAAAATTCAATAGATGACCTAGATCCTGCAGTTGTTGAAAAATTAGAAAAACAAATGAATACTTTGTTTAGTTCTTCTTTGGCATTATATAATCAAATGTTGGAGTCAGGAGTAGCAAAAGAGTGTGCTAGATTTGTTCTACCACTTGCAACTCCCACAAGATTGTATATGACGGGATCGTGTCGTTCTTGGATACACTATATACAATTAAGAAGTGCACACGGAACTCAGAAAGAACATATGGATATAGCAAATGCTTGTAAACAACTATTTGTTGAAAAATACCCTACAGTAGCTGAGGCACTGGAGTGGACTAAATAACTTTACATAACTTATTATTATTTAAATGGCAACATATCCTGTAGTAAATACAAAAACTGGTGAACAAAAAGAAGTGATGATGAGTATCACAGAATGGGATCAGTGGTGTAAAGATAATCCTGATTGGTTAAGAGATTATTCTGATCCCTCAACTATGCCAGGTGTTGGTGAAGTCGGTGAGTGGAAAGATAAATTAAGAAAGAAAGCACCAGGTTGGAATGATATTCTCAATAAAGCAAAAAGAAATGCTCCAAGGAATAATACCATAAAAACCATTTAATAAAATGCCGAGAAAAAAGAAAACCAACGGAGACAATCCGATTGGGATTGGTTTAACAACCAAGCAAATGAAGAGAAAGAAACCAATAAGTAATACATATCTTCTTGATATAGAACCGATCACTGATAATCAAAAAAAACTTTTTGACTCATATTCACAAAATAAACATTTAGTTGCATATGGGACAGCAGGGACAGGAAAAACCTTCATTTCATTATATAATGCGTTATCTGATATTCTTGATGAAACTACACCATACGAAAAAATTTATTTGGTAAGGTCTTTAGTATCCACAAGAGAAATTGGATTTCTACCAGGAGATCACGAAGATAAAGCTGATATTTACCAAATACCATATAAGAATATGGTAAAATATATGTTTCAGATGCCATCTGATGCTGATTTTGAGATGTTATATGGAAATCTCAAGGCACAAGACAGTATTAAATTTTGGAGCACATCGTTTATTCGTGGAACTACATTAGATAATGCGATTATTATTGTAGATGAATTTCAAAACCTAAACTTCCATGAGTTAGATTCAATTATCACTCGTGTAGGTGAAAATAGCAAGATAATATTCTGTGGGGATGCAAGTCAAACTGATTTGGTAAAAACAAATGACAGGAATGGCATACACGACTTCCTTAACATCTTGCGTAAAATGCCATCCTTTGATATAATAGAGTTTGGGATTGATGATATAGTTCGTTCTGGACTTGTCAAAGAATATATTATTTCAAAATTAGAAGTTGGACTTTAATGTTTAATCATGTAGATATTGATCTTCCTAAGTTATCAAGGGAAACTATTGATGGAGTACGTTATTATAATGTACCTGATGAAGATGAATTACTTAAGTTAGTTTCAATCACATCTATTACCAGTCACTTCAATAAACAGATATTTCTGGATTGGAGAAAAAGAGTTGGTAATGAGGTTGCAGACAAAATTACAAAAGCAGCAACCACCCGTGGTACTGATTTTCACACCCTTACTGAACATCATCTATATAATGATGAGGAGTTACCAAAGGTTCCTCCGATTTCAGATTTTCTGTTTAAGGTCGCCAAGGGAAAAATCAATAACATAAATAATATTTACGCTTTAGAGGGTGCTCTCTATAGTAAACAACTTGGCATTGCTGGAACTGTTGATTGCATTGCAGAATACAATAAAGAACTAGCGATAATCGACTTTAAGACTTCTAAAAAACCAAAACCAAGAGACTGGATAGAACATTATTTTGTCCAGTGTATGGCATACGGTTGTATGTTATATGAATTAACGGGTATATCTGTTAAAAAATTAGTAATTATCATGTCCTGTGAAAATGGAGAATGCATCGTCTATGAAGAGTACAACAAAGCAAAGTATATCAAACTCCTCGGAGAATACATTAACAAATTTGTTCAAGATAAACTGGAACTCTATGGAACCGAATAAAGAACTAGAACAGGCAATCGAGAACAAATTCTTGACTCCTTCTAAATTTGCAATGGAGATCGAAAAGATTGTTGCTGCAGAACAGGACTTCAATTATATCGATGCCATCTGCTACTATTGCGAAACTAACAATATTGAGGTAGAATCAGTATCAAAGTTAATTTCAAAACCATTAAAGGAAAGACTTAAATGGGATGCTACGAGACTTAACTTTATGAAACCTACATCAAGAGCAAAATTACCTTTATAATGCCTAAACAATCTGAATTAATGCACTATCGTTTACAAGCGATGTTGCGTGAACATACATTTCGAGATTTAGAATATCTTGGAGTAAGACCTGACAGTATCGGTGTGGAACAACACTGGTATCGCATTGGGGAAGTTGAAGTTCCCGTTGATGCAATTGAAGAACTTGGTAATATGGAAGAAGTTGATGAAAGTGACACCATTTGAAACGTATCAGTCATATCTATCAATGAAAAATCATTTTACAAATCGTAAATATGATTTCTTTAGGTATGGTGGAAAATCCAGTGCTACAGTTACATCTTTTAATAAGAGAAAAGATAAGTATTGGTTTGAGAAAACATCAAGAAAGTATTCTGACGCTGAAATTGTTAATTTCTTGTTAGCAAACTTTGTAACTACAGATAATCCAAAAAATTTATGGATAGGGGAGATTATTAACTCTGGGGAGAGAACATATTCTGACTGGATGAAAAGACAACAAAGTATGTCTTATATGTTTAAGGAACAATCAAATGAGTTGTTAGATGGTAATAATTTGGATAAGATATTAGAGTGTAAGAAGGGACATCCAATAATATTAAAGAGATTTTTAGGTGGAGATATATCTTTAGAGACGTTCGTTATATTTGATATAATTTTCGCATTTTCAGAGAGGTTTGATAAAAAATTAAAAGATCCAGTATGGGAAACCGTCAGTCTTAAAATTAAGAAGTATAAACCTTTCCTAAATATAAATGTGTTCCAATTTAAAAAAATCTTAAGGGAAATCATAAATGAGTGAATTTTTTGATTCTGATATAGTCAAAGAAGGACTAGAAGATATTCACGGACTACAAGCCGAGATATATCAAAAAGCCTTCAAATTTGGCACTATGAGTCGTCAAGACAAACTTGAACATATTGATAAACTTACAAGTCTTTTAGAAAAACAAAAACTAATGTATACACGCATTAGTTTATCTAAAGATCCAGAGGCAATTGAGTTAAAGGAGCACTTAGAACAATCAGTACAACTTCTTGGTTTTCCAGAGGGAACTGATATGTCATTATTATTCTCTGGAATGTCAAATACAATTGACAATCTTAAGACACAGCTTGACTCTTAAGAACTTATCTGATATAATCCAATTATCCAACGTATCCAATTTATCCGAGGTATCCAAATGTCTTT